ACATATTCTTATTCTTTAGCCTCTTTGACCCCTTTCTAAAGGGGATAACGGCATATATCATTGAATACATCTCCTAATAGTCATTGTCTACACCCGAATACTGGTTCTTTACTATATCTGGGAATACTCCTTCAATAAATTTAGCATTAGGAATAACACAATGGCCTCCTATCTCACCTTCGGGATATTCCAAAATATACCTTTTTATTCCAACATATCCCAAATGTTCGTATAGCTGATTATAAGCCCTGTTGTAGTGCTGGAAAACTTTACTATTTGACTTATTTTTCTTCAGCACATCTTCAGCAAATCTATAAAATTCAATATTGACTCCATACATCAAAGTGGACAATAATTTACATGCTTCTGTTGTTCTAGTATTATTAACAGCAGTTACCACTTTGCCTATGCCCTCAAAGAAGCCTATATAGTCATATAAATATTGGGTGTCATTGTATCCCATGAAAAATTCCCAATTAGCTAAAGAATCCATCAGATCAGGATGCTTTCCCTCTATCGGAATATGGACAGCATTTGGAATTTGTTCTGTTGTACCGATAGGAACTGTAGAAAATATGATTATTTTGCTCGTTTTATCCAATTCTTTCAAGACGATTTTAACAAATGTGTCTGAATAAGGTATACATATACATGTAAAGTCGAATTTTGCGTTTTTAGGTGGATGTAACTTATACATTGGGTCTTCTATTGCTATGTCCAATTCAGTACATTGTTCCATAAACCTTGTTATCGCCTGGCCTATTTCGCCATAGCCTAATATCTTAATTTTCACGATGCCACCTCGTTTCTTATGACATCTGCTATCTGCAAGGCTGCATACCCATCACCAAACATACCATTGTACTCGTATCTGTAGCCTGGAACTCTTAGTATGTCATTAGACGCCATTATTATGTCCCTTTCTATACATTTGCACTTTATTACATTAGGGCCTATTTCCCGACCTGACTGCCGAGTTCCGACCATGAGGTAGGGAACTCCTAGATACCCACCTTCTTTTATTCCAGAAGAAGTGTTCCCAATCAACATTTGACATCTTCTTAAATATGCATAATACCTTTTGGGGCTAAGTTTAGGTAATTGATAAATACCAGGTATACTGTGTAACCATTTTGCCAATTTTCTCCATCCTGGGTCATTGGAAGGATTTACCCAATATACATGTTTACAATGGGATATGTGTTCTATTGCAGATGCAAACTCCTCTGGACTATCTTCATCAGAAGGGTTAAAGAGACAAAGTACAAAACTGCCTACAGGTGGTTTACCAAATTCATCCTCTATATTTTTAACATAGTCTATAGCTGGGCTACCTGTGTTAAAAGCATTGTACCCCTGAGTGTGTAACCTTCTTTCGGCCATTGCTGTTGTTGTACAATGGTAATCAGATAAAGAGGTAATAGCGTTTCGGACTTTATCGTCTATTTGTCCTGAGACTTCTCCACCTTCTGTATGTAAAAGTGGGATTCCAGAATAGCTACATGCTATTGCAAAACCAAGGTTCTCGAACCTATCAGCATGGACAATCGCTAAATCATAAGGCTCTTGTGACTCGATTATAGTTGTAACCGACTGGGTAACAAGAGATACAGACCTTGCCATATTATTCCTAGTGTCTGAATATAACAAATTTGGGACTTTCCCTATAACTTTAGCATTATTCCCTAATTTGCCTAAATATGGAAGGTCATAGTCGCCAAAAATAAGGTGTACAGTATATTCAGCATTTAATATGTCTATTAGTTCTTTTAACCTTCCATAATTTGCCCTACTACCTATCCATACCAGGATACGTTTCATATAAATACACTTCCTTTACACTAGGTTATTATTGAGATTATGTTCATGGGCCTTAATGTTTCCTTTTAGTTCATGTGACCCACTTTTATTAGCCTCATATTCATCATCGAGAATGATATGATTTACTGCTGAATCCTTTTCTATTCTGTCTTTTTTCTTCTTTAGCTGCTGGATAGTTTTATTTATTTCTTCTATATCTTTTTTATTAATTTCTATAAGCTGTTCTGTCTTTTTCAATATGCTGTCTCTCTTGCTAAATATCTCATTTACATTAGTTGGCATTGACTTTAAGAACTCTGAGACACTAATGTTTGCATTATTGCCAGTGTTTATTCTTGTTATTTCCTTTTCTGCCTCGGATATTTGGGCTTCGAGAATTATAATTTTTTTCTCTGTTTCTGCCTTAAGTTTATCGTGATAATATTGTATTTCAGCTTGCCTCATTCTCACTTGGTTCAATGCGTTAGAGTGTCCCTCTATACGTTTCTTTGCATCAAATCTACCTGTGTTATCCGACTCAAAGCCATAGTCACGCCCAGCCTTCAAAAGTTCACATGTTTTAGGAACTCTAACTTTAATTCCTTTGCCTGCTGCATAGCCTAAGAAAAATTGGCATGATGCCCTTTGAAACGCATATTCTGTAGTCTGGGCCATATCAACACCATAAACCATTATTTCTTTATATCCAAGATATATTGCCATAGCTATCATCCAGGATATCTGGTTCGAGTAGTCTGAAAATCCAGTATGGTCTTTGTCTAAAATAAAGTGTTCATTAACCATCTTTTTTATTTCGGCTCTAGGATATGCAATTGATGTGGGATAATCGTTCCAATGTTTCTGAGTTATTAGCGGAATACCACAGGTTTTGAGAAATTCTTGATGTTTTGGGGCTTGCTTACTTGGAGAATTTTTGATATCATGTATCTCAAACCATGCATTGAATTTCTGAGTAATTTTGTGCATGTTCAAATAAACATACAATTCATTCAGTCCCCAGAAATCAATTCCCTCAACATTAAATGGAGCTAAACTCCAACTGGGGGCAAAACCAATTATGCAACACTTGTCATTTTTCCTAATCTGTTTTATTAGCGGCTCCAATACCGTGGGGGTCTTGGCCGCTTTTGTTTCTTTTTTCATTGTAAATATCTCCTCTCTACGAATCTACCTTTATATTTGTCAACAGAGGCCAGATAGTCTCTGAAATGGACTACCTGTTCTATTTCACTAGGAATCTTTGATACAATAGAATCCTTACATGGCAAACTTCTTCCTAGTGTAAAATGCATCTCTAAATATCCTACCTCTAAAGACAAGGCTCTTAGAGCCCCATCGATACTTTTCGTATGGTCTGAGAACCCATCGAAACATACCATTTCATCAAAGTCTATAAATTTTAGTGGGGTAGGATACATTGAAACACAATATAACCAATTGATAGAAGTATTGTTAAAGTTTTCTCTAATGCCCTTTATCTGTAGTTTTGTGTGCATGCCACATGATACAAAGAACGGTATTGCGTTAAACGTAGAATATGCCCTTTGGATTAATGTAGCATTTAGCATATCAGCAGATGCAATCTTGATGGCGTAGTCATTTCGTGTACCTAATTCCTTTTGTAAAAATGGTATACGATTTTGAGAAAATAGTGTAAACATTGGTCTTATCTTTGATTTGAATGTCTCATTGAGGATAAGACGAAGCTTACCCTCGGTAATTTGGCACTTTTCCAATTGAGACTTGTAGTCTGAATAATTCGGGTAAATTATATTTAATGACTCAGGATCATATAACTGAAACTTGATATAATCGGCCCCAAGTCTCTTCGCCTCTCTTATCATTTCGACAATTATCTCGTCATGGCCAAGGTGATTGTTGCAAGCATCCAATATGATCTTAGTCATTTTCAATCCTCCTCAGCGTCTATTTCATCCTGATACATAATATATACAATAGAATCCAACATTGTAGCCTGATTTATTACTTTCCTGAGTTGTAAATCTTTCAAAAACTCATTGATAGCCTTTTCAAAATATTCTGCTTTCACATAATCATTGACTTTGAATACCTTTATTTGCATTACTGGTTGTGACATTATCTAACACCTCTAATCCTACTTTTTATATCGTCTATTATTTTGTCAAGTTCACTTTGGGGCAACTCACCATAAGGCTCACCATCAAAACATATTGTAACAGTATCAAAATCCCAATTTTCTGCTGCCCATTTCTCAAATTTATTTAAGACATATGTGTCTGTTTGTATTCGAGAAGGGGTCATAGACCCGGCAATATGAGGAGTAAGTGTGAGATTGCCTTCGGCAAGATTTCTCAAGGCACTTTTGACATAGTCAGGATAGCCCTCGATAACATCGAGAACGATACCTTTAAACCTATACAAATTATTTACAAGTGGAACTGGGTCTATAACAGAACTACGGGAAGAATTGATAAGATATTTAACATCATATTTTTCCATAAGTTGGAATTGTTCATCATCTATAAAATTAAGATTCCAAGGTGTTTCATTCATGTGTATACTGATAAGGTCACATTGTTCATATAGACTAGGGAGAGTAGGTACCTCAATACAATGTTTTAATGGTAGGTTAATTCCGTGGTCATAAACAAGAGGCAAATACTTTGTTAGCCCATATAGTTTTTCACAAACCTGTTGCCCTAAACGACCACCGCCGCCTATTAAGCCTATGCGTGTATAATACAATTCATCTTTATTCTTTCGCATAAGGTCTAATATCTGATGGATAGTGTATTCTGCTGTAGAGTGGACAAACTTTTTAAGATATTCTTTGTCGTCTAGGTAGATAATTTCAATATGTGTAGGTATATTATCCAGATGACTTGTACCTGTGCATGGGCATATTACTACTTTAAGGCATGGCCTAACATCATCTATCTTTGTCATATGGGTATAGATAATATCAGCGTCACTATAACTCTTTGTTTCTTTACATAGTTCGAGAAGTTTAGATTTGGCATAGTCCACAGGACTATCAAGAAAAAGAATATTTGGTTTCATAAGAACTCTCCTTTTATTCCTATTAACCAATTACACTAATTTTACCACTGTTAACCATTCGTTTTATAGTGGCTTTAGAATAACCTTTCATTAATAATTCCCCTATATAATAGGTTCCTGTTAACGATAGGTCAATTTCATGTTCCGACTTTTTAATCCAGGTACTAGAAAAGTACCGAATTGCATCCGGGGCATGAGTTAAATCATGTGGCTCTTTAGAGATATCATTAGGATTCTTAGTATCCCTTTGAACCATTGGGAGATGCTTTATGACATTTGTACAGTTATTGAAGAATCTTAATCTTGGAACTTGTTGAGAGCCCCAGGGTTTTAATAACTCTTTTACACATAACCAACCATGCTCCCTCTCATTACTGGTTATTATACCTATTATACCATTTTCTGCAAATAATTGCAAGCCAGATTTTCCAGTATCTTGTTTTCTTGCCCGAATGTCTGGTGGCATATAGAAATATTTTATATTTTCACCCTTGGACAGTTCTCTTATTTTTGCTGCTGCATTTGAAACTATTAAGTCTTTTTCATATAGTTCTCGGTAACAATAGCAATAACCCTCGTAGTCTACCGCTATCCAATAAGCTGCTGTCATGTCAAGCCCATAATCTAGTGTAACATATCGAGTCCAACCTTCCGGAATAGTAAAAGGTTCCATAATATGAGTATTGCGACGAAATTCTCGGAAATATTGCCCTGATAAAGCGTCCCAATCGCCATCCCTATGTGCTTTTCTTATTTCCTCTGGAAGATTATCTAGTACTGTAATGTATGTTGGGTCATTCTCCATGAGTACTTCATTATCAAATACACTCGCTGGAATAAAAGTGTATTCATCAGGGTTCTCGGCACCCTCATATATTTTGTCAATAAAAAGTCTCTTAATGTAATGATGTGAAGGGCCCCCAGGATTGCAAGTATAATATATTCTTGGTATGAAATCAGTCCTTGTGGTTCTTAGACATGTTGTTATAAAAGTTATTTGAGATTCTAAAAATAATGTAGCTTCCTCAAAAAAAATAACATCACACTCTGAACCTTGGTACTGTATAGCATCATGTTCATTTTTACAATAACCTAGTTGGATATAAGAACCATTTGGAAATATAAATTTCTTCTTAGATACAACATATGTGGCAACACCTTTTAACATAATCTGCAATGGCATAATATGATTGGCTTCTAGTTCTGGAAATGTACGCCTGAGTAATAGTACTCTAAGGTTCTTATATCGACAGCATAATAAAACTGCCTTTACTCTAGCTGCCCAAGATTTTCCACCGCCACGGGCTCCCCCATATGCTGTATATTTAGTTCTGGATTTAAAGAATAAGACTTGTTTTTTATTTATTCTGGTAAGATCAAAGGCTACTTTATTGGAAGAAATGTAAATCACCTCCTATAATACCATTATATAACATATGAAGATAAGTTGCAAACTTTGTTGAAAAAATGGTATAATTAGAGTATACCAATACACTTATTTTTTCGTGTCCTAGGACATTATGTAACTGAACCCCTTTCATATTGTTAGATTTTCTTTTTCTTGTGTCCCAGGGCACACTTTTTTTGGACATAAAAAAAAGCCCAAATCTCTAAGAGAAATGGCTTTTCTTGAAAAGAAAGGAACTACTATCATGTCAAAAAAAATTAACAACTATTTCATATTACCACAAAAGTGCCATTCTGTCAATTATTCAGAATATTCTAAGAGGTCTCTAGGGAGTACTATTTCTATCTCTTTATTTCCAGTATCTATGTTAGCCCAACGTCTATTGTGAACAACTTCTAAGGCTTTTATTGCTGCTGGAATAGATTGTACAAATTTTCTTTTTACTTTTGTTGTTCTTGTTTCATTGCCCTTTGCGTCAATACTCTCTATAGTTTCCTCTTCCGATACATATTGGCCTACTGCTGCTCTGTACAGGGCTGTTTCTAGTTGTTCTATTAAATACACTTCTCCTTTGTACCATGCGTTATATAGGTCTTGGTAATCCTGTATTGCTAGATTAAGTTCATATTCTTCTATTCCAAGATATGCCGCTATTTTATCCGTAGGGACTCTCTTGGCTCTTAGTTGTATAATTTCTTTTAGTTGTGGTTTTATCTTATCCTCGTACAAATTACGCACCCCCTTTGTACAACTTAACAATAAGTCCTTTTAAATTGACCTCTGGGTGTGCCTTGACAAAGTCTATCCAGATATTAGCCCAGGGAGATACTTTTCTTAAGATATCGGCCCATTCACCCTCAGAAGGAACAATCAAAGGCTTATATGGTATGCCTAAGTACTTTAGAATACCTTGTGCTATTTCCTCAGCACATTCGTCCCTGTATTCCTCAGATTCCATTAATAGCCTACCAATCTTATTGTCCATGAATCCACACTCAACAAGGGCTGCTGGCATATCTGTTTTGACCAAGATAGTATAAGATGCTTTCTTTATACCTCTATTAGGCATAGGCTGTCCGAGTATTAGTTTCATATGAATACACTTTGCTAGGTCTAACCCAGTCTTATAGTAAAATGTCTCTAGCCCTCTAACATTAGACCAGGTATTACCCATTGCATTAAAGTGTACAGACACAAAAAGGCAAGCCTTAGCTGCATTGGCTATGGATGCTATTTTGGTAAGAGAGTATTCTTTATTTGGGTCACTTGGATTACAAATAACAACATTAACACCATGTCTCTTTAGAATTGCTGCAATCTTATTGACTACAGGCATATTAAAATTGTATTCCTTATATCCGTCTGGGGCCTGTTTCCCTGCTGTTTTCATACAATGCCCAGCGTTTAGAGCAACAATCATACAAAATCACCCTTTTATTTTATTATATCACATAAATGGGTGAAAATGGAAGTGTTCCATAAAAAAATACCTCTAGGGGTAGAGGTGATTAACAATATACCTATGTGTCAACTATACTTTGCCAGGTCTAACTTCTTATCGTCTGGAAGTCTCCTGTTATAATCAGCTAACATTGCCAACGCAAGGTGTTTATAAGGTGTTCCCCAATTAACTATTATAGAATTGTTACGGGCTAGAGTCATATATTTCGCAATGCTCCGGGGGCCACTACAATTGTTTATAAGTCTCTGTATATCGAAATGGTCTGTTTTTTTGGCATAGAATAGAAAAAATGATAAGCCATTAATAGCCTGTTGACGAAGGGCATCCTGCTGCCATTTCCCAATTTCATCATCGAACCAAAGCTTGTACAAAGTTTCAAATAAAAAATCAAAATATTCAGGGCCTCTATCATACGCCTTAAATATAGCAGAAAAACAACATATTCTTCCTTCCCTTCTAGAAGATACAGTTCCACGGCCTTTTTCCATAAAACCTAGTTTTAAATTGTGCTTCATGAGGATATCATAGACATGACAAATTCTAGGGTCACCAGCCATGTATGCGGCTTTTATGTTCTCCGCTAAATTAGGGTTTTTCCTGTTTTCCAGCATATAACGGCATAATTCTGCTTCTTCATATATAGTCAAGCCATGAGCAACTTTACATGGGACTTGAAGAATAGATTTACGTTTAGCCGCCTCTAATCTGTGGGAACCATCTATAACAAATTTATCACCGTTATCCCTTATACTAACCATTAAATTCCCAAATGAAAACCAGTTAAAGTCTCTAATTATTTTTGTTACAGTGTCTTCCGACAAATTATTTCTTTGGTAATTAAAGTCAATTTGTAGATCATCTACATTTATCATCATATCTTCAAGCTTATATTTTTCTATCAACACTTTTCCCCCCTTTGTTTCTATTATACCTTTCTCTCCTTTGGGCACTTATACATTTTTTGCAGACTCTTCGCCTATATTGTTTGGGCCGCCTAGCCCCTTCATTGATAAAGAAAAAGTGTTCAATGGGATAAGTACAATTACACTTATAGCATCTACGTTCAGTTTCTTCTACCATAATATCTCCTTTCTCTTTTTCTACTGCAACAAAATTGTATCATCAAATAGAAATCATTGCAACAAAAAAAAGAAGGATGTATATGTCCCTCTTGACCCCCAGACATGGAGAAGGGGCACCTAGCCTTGTGCCCCTTCAATCTTTTACGATTAGGAGGATTTGAACCTCCGACTCTAACCTTACAATGGGTTATGCTCTGCCACTGAGCTATAATCAGATTATATTGTTCCCACACAATGTATAGTTGAATTTTATGACCCTTGTTCTATATTAAACTATTCTGGGATGGCCCCAGAAACCGGACTTGAACCAGTACTTAGAGTTAGGTTATACACTATGTTTCGTTTTAATTTGACATTAAGCTTATTGAGTAAATAATTTTAACATTAATTTAAGTTTAATAACCACAATAAGCTTACCTCAATTGTAATGGTACCATATGATATTTAACATGTCAACCATTGATATATTCAAACATTTTGCCCCCAACCGTTTCCTTTATAACATCTGCATTGTTTGCCCTAGCCCTAGCTGCTCTTACAGACATGAGCAATTTGTCTATTCTTTCCAATATTTCAGATTTTTTACTTGTGCTTATTCTACCACTTTTGTAAGTTGTGTTGTATACTCCGACTCTCTGGGCCTGTTTTATAAGTTGCACCTGAGCAGGAAATTTTTCTGTTGCAGGAGATAACACAAAGGCGACATCTTTTTCTAAGTCTCTGTATCTTTCTTCTGGCTCTGTAATTAGGACATTAGGCTTTTCGTTTTTATCTGTTTTCCATATTTTGGTATTATCAAGTGTTGGAAGTTTTTCATAGACGTTTTTTACGTTTGTTAGCCAATCTTCTAAAGATAACAGGGATAATGCTGAAAATGTACCAAATGAAATTCCTTCACATTCTAATATAGTGTCAGCGTTTCTATTGGCTTCGGATAAAGATACTTCCATGTCTATTACACCAATTAAGCTTTTGTTCATATACTCAAGTTTTTCTTTTACTGTAGTGACAACTAACTCTTTTACTGGCTCAACCAGATCAATGTCATCTTCTGATGATGGACTATAGATTTTAGTCATTCCGTCAAACAACTTGCCTTTAGTGAATACCTGGGCCGCCTCTATAAGCATTTCCCTTGCTTTGTGTTTTGCGGCTTCGATAACAGCTAAAACTTCATGAATCTTCATATAAATACACTCTCCCCTTTATATAGTACAAAAGGGCTTCTGTGGAAAGCCCAATTGTCTTTATGATGCCCAATTAATATAAGGTAACTATATTTTATAGTATCAAAGTACTAGTGTCAATACTTTATCTCTTTTATATTAGAGTCTTCGGCAACTTTACCTATTAGTTTCTTTAATTTCAAGAGGTGGTGTTCACATAAACAAACGGAAAAATCAGCTATATGCACATTAACTGTATATTCTGAATATACAAGTCTTGGCTTGCCAGCACATTCATCACATTTACTCTTGTTGCATATTCTTATTATTTCCATAGTACCCCCTCTAAAGACAAAAAGGGCTAAAAGCCCCCCTTTGCCATTTGCCATTTTCTATTACAATACTAAATCTCTTATAACGCATTATAACATATTTATTCTACGACATCAAGTTCTTTTATCAAAGTTTCTAATACTTCTTTTAAAAATTTCTTATCTTCCTCCTTGCACATGTTTTCTGTCTTTGCTACAAGATGCCCTTCCTGGTTCTTCATTATAGTTATTTGTCCAAAACCTGTACCAGGTAATGACCAATCAACAGTCATTCCCCCTTGGTTATCTGCCCATTGCCCCCAGAAGTCAACATCCATTATTGTCATATTTCCTATGTCTTTGTTTATCATAATTTCTCCTTTCTGTTACTGATATATATATAATTGCAACACCAGCATAAAGACACATATTTATAGATTTAGTCCATATTCCCAGAGCCATTACAACCAGTGGTACTATACACTCTATAAATACTACAGATATATACTGTTTCATAGTCATTTTGCTCTTATCCATATAAATACACTCCCCCCTAATGATATAGTTAATAAATAGCCAATTGGAATTTTGCCAGTAGCCTTATAGATTATGAACCCTGCAAATAGTGTTAATAAGACAATCCCACATTGGTACAGTATTTTCATACTATTCCTCCCACTCGTCTAGTAATAGGCAGCAAACGCCTCCTAATGCTCCACCAACATATGCTAACCAAATATTATCAGCTAACAAAACGATCACTAGTGTTAACATAACAATTATAACTTGTTTCATAAATATCATGCTTTTTACCCCATTTTTATACCTATTCCTATCCACGCCATGCCTGCTATTGCACCTAGCATATAGACACATGGCAAACTGCCAAAGAACTTATAGAGTATAGCCGCTAACACTATGGTAATGGCTATAACTCCCACCTGGTAGAGTATCTTCATTTGTCCTCCTGGTATATTATTCTTGGAAGATATATAGTACTCCTTAGCCCTGCTTTCATAAACTCAATAGCATCTTCGCTCATATCCCTAGTATAAATTGCCATTGTGTCATATTCGTACCCAGCATAAAGATGGGCGTCCTCAAGTGTTAGGATATTGTGTGCAAAAGTTATTCTAGCCTTGTTGTGTAGTGTTATACGGTTCATATCTACAATGGTTGTAATGTCAAATAGCTTCTCTCTTATCTCTGATTCTAGGGCCTCACCACAATTTACAAAGATGGCACTAGAATTAGGGAAATGTGAGATATGGTATATGATATCTTCTTTATTCATTTGTCCTTTTTGCCATCTATATTTTGGTAATTTCTCCATTTTTCCTTTGCCCCCTTTTCTTTTTTGTCTGATATTTTTATAAAAAGTTCTAATAACTGGTATTCTTTTGAATCTTTTTCCAGGTCACCTTTAGTAATACTTACTGCTAACGCCCTTAATACTATTTCATGGGCCTGAGTAATTCGCCATAGATACGAGGCCCCCTTCATATTAATAAGTACAAGTATAGCCAACACACACACTAATATAAACATTATTTCACGTCCCCCTTTTTCCTATATTGTATCACATTGACAACAATATGCCCATATGTTATAATATAATTGCTGTCAGTAGCTTAAATAATAAAGCACTCGGAGGACAAGGACACCTTGTTAGTAGGAGAGATGTGGGAGAATATCCCACCTGATGCCCAATGGGTGTGGTAGCTTAGAGGTTAGAGCAGCTTCCCAATAAGATGAAAGACGGGGGTTCGAGTCCCTCCCAGCCCAATATATATGGACAGGTAGCTCAGTTGGCTAGAGCGTCTCCTCGTTTAGGGGTATGAGTCGGTGGTTCAAATCCTCCTCTGTCCGTTTATGGGTCACCAACCTATATTAGAAGAAATTGTCTCCATTTTTTTAACGCTATTTCCCAAGAAGTCCTGTGCCATACAGGGCTTTTTTGCATAGAGAAAGGGCTCTAGATCATAAAAACTAGAACCCTCTTCACATCATAAATTTAATTTAATTTTAATTTTATTGGATTTTCATTATACCATAAGCTAACGCCCTTGTCAATACGAGGTGTGTTGTTACACCAAAAGCACTGAGACAGTCGTTTTCACCCGTTCCGGCAATATGCCACCTTTCGGCCAATTGTGCTACTCCTTAGATGATGGCTACCTCTAAGCCCACATCCCCCTTACCCCTATATTATAATTTCCTCTTTTTTGCGATGTTTAACAAGTACATTAAGGCTCCCACTAAATTCACTCCCATATATCTCATGGTCTTCTGCACATGTTACAGTTATATCCATGTCATCCGTCTTTAGCCAGATTGTACCATCTATGTACATAGCAGATACTATCTGCTGTCCTGCCAGGTTTATGTCTAGGTAACTTAAGTCTGTCCATGCCATAAGTCCTCCTATCTATAGATAAAGAGCCCGGTGAATAGGAGGGCCCTTTGTCTATTATTAGTGATTATTAATTATAATATATAGTCTCAAATAGAGTACCATATATTAAAGCATAGTGTCAATATAAAAAATAAGGAACGAAAACACTTTATAAAACGTCCCTTTTTTTAAATATTTATAAGTATCTATTGGACACATTATACCATATACACTTTAATATGTCAACATAGAAAAAAGGGCCTATGGAAGAAGACCCTTTAATACTATGCTATTGATTTATAATTCTACAATATAATATTTTGGATTTTCATTATACCATAAGCTAACGCCCTTGTCAATACATAGAGAAAGGGCCCGGAAAACACTTAATAAGCCGACCCTTAATCTATGAGTAAAATTTTCTATCTACTGGACACATTATAACATATGCCTCTAGACATGTCAATACATAGAAAAAGGGCTAGTAGGAACCCTTCGTCTAAAAATACATTTGATATACTGTTTATAATGATATTATATTCCAAAAAAAATTTTGAGTCAAGGGTAAAGTTGCGTGTGCATATAAGGGGAGGGGCCATGTGATGGAACCGAACGAATCCGGGGGGTGCCCTCTTCCATATTCTTCCATTTCAATTTCTTCCATATATAGAGATATCATCCATAAATGTCATAATATAACAATATAACGTATTAATAAATCAAATACAGGCTATAACAAGGCTCTAAGCTATTGCAGTATGTAGTATGAATACATATAAATACACTCTCTATCCCCCTCATATCAATGGGTACATGCCAATTGGTAAATACTTCCTTCCTATAGAGAGAATAAAACACATTTCTAATTGAACAAAATCTTTATTTTGTATAATTAGTATTTATGCATTCTCTCTATCCCAGTGTACCAGCGGCCGCCGAGTGACGGTGCCATATATTCCCAATATCATCATGGTATATTATGTTAATACATATGAATACATGTTTATACCCAGTGTACCCAGTGGTGCAATTACTTAGCGTTATTTCCTTTTATTCCCATGTGTTCCAATAACTGGGATGTATATTTATGCATTGCTCTGTATATTTATGCAGTTATGACAGTTAAAGAACTTTTGAGCCCACGCCACCACTGCCATTGAAGCCTATTGTCAACCTGTCCATCGAATAAAGTTGACAATGTTATCCTATGTTTAGTTTACATATATTCCCATATGTTACAATGTTATCCAAATAATTGGTTTAATTGGTAATATATGTAATGTCGTAAAATATAATATTCCCATATATTCCAGTATATCCCATAGATAACCATTTATTTCCAATAGCCATTGGTGATATTACCAATATATCCCAATGTATAAGTACTACAATAAAGTATTATGTATTGTTTATATGTTATTTATTAGTGGTATGATTAACAATACTATCCATGTATTCCAATATCTGTAATTATTGCCCGGTTTATCAAATTATTTCCCATGCGTTATATTACCATCATATACCAATTGGGTAATACTTCCATTACATTGTAACCCTGTGATATTGAGACCTTTAGACCTGTTTACTTTTTCGTAACTATTCTTTTCTTTTTCGTAACTTACAAAAGTTTAAATGGGTATATGATTATATTGTCACCTGGTACACACGAACGAACGACACGGCGAACGACTCCACGCTACATAGCTAT